TGGTAAAGGCTCTGCTTGGACTACTAAGTATTCTCCTATTTCTCTGGTAGAATCTAAACCTATCTCATCCCATCATGACGAAAACAATGTTACCAAGGACTATATGAAAAAATATGGAGTGGATAATGTTCGTGGAGGCTCTTATACTCAAATCAAACTAGATGATAGTGTGATTTCAGTTCTAAATGCCGAGTTCCTCGGAAACACAGACAAGTGTTTCAAGTGTGGTCTAGCAGGTCATTTTGTGAATAAGTGTAAGAAGGCAGAAGAGCCGGAGGAAGAAGTGTGGGAGTGTGATTATTGCGACCGCACATTTACTACTCGTTTTGGATGTTCTGTCCACGAAAAATCCTGTAAGAAATCCCAACCAACTGGTGTCTGCTATCGCTGCGGACGTGAAGGCCATTACTCGCCAGACTGTTATGCTTCAACGCATAAGAATGGCTATGAGCTTTAAAAACGGAATAAATCTAGTTTTTAGTCAGAATTGAAAAAGATGTCAGACGTTATCGGAGAATACTCCCAGAAGCGCAGCACTGGAAAACATATGGAAAAATTTCGCGGGTATCCGGTCAAGGATATTCCGCACGAAAAATTTATCCAGATTCACAGCCACGGACTATTGAGCAACCTTATACAGTCTTCATTTACAGATTCATTTGTCAAGAAACAGAAATGCTTCTGTGGTGAACAAGCTAAACAAAGATGTCATAAATTGGGCTATGAACGCCCGAAACTTCTTAAGCAGGCGCTTGAGAATGTTCAACCTGACATAACAGTCTGTGTTGATTTGTATGATATTCTTGTGGAGTTCATTCGACTTCACAATAATACCACACTTGATTTCAAATGTGTTTCGTGTCACAAGAAAGAAACTTCCTCTTCAAGGAAAGTATCAAACTGAAACTATAAATTCCCAACGGAGATAGTCGCAGATTTTTTTCCAGATTTGATCGTGACTAATTAGTCGGTCGCGCGACTTGAGCAAAGGGAAGTAAACCTTATACTCATCCAGTTCCAGAAGTTCGAAAAACTTGTAGAGGATGTAGGAGTAGGAGAGGAAGTTTGTTCTGTCGTTTGGGCAATAGAGTAAGAAGGGAGCTTGAATATCTTGAAACATTGCTCGAATTTTTTCCTCTATCGCAGGTGTTATCGTAGGTGGTGGATTGCCGTTTAAACGGGAGACTATATGTGCTGCATGCTCGTAGTATTTACTTCTATTCAATTTTTTCAGAATCTCACGAATATCCTTCTCTGTCAAATCAGCAATGTTTTGTATGCGCCGCTTCTTAATCTCGCATACAACCTCATTGGTAACCTCTTCAGGAATAATTGTAGATTCCTTTGCCTGAAACTGGTTCAAGATCTCATTCAAGTGGTTGATCTTCTTGTAAGCATAATTGTTTCGTTCCTTTGGTGGATCTCTAAACGAAGGAAAGTCGGAAACAACCATCATATATTCTTCTGAACCACAGCTTGGACAAACTAAAATCCCTTCAGCAGCAACTTCCTCACGCGCAACATTACAGCGAGAACAATGTTCTGTTTCTGTATTCTCTTCGGGTTCCACTCCAGACCCCATCTTCATTCTAGAAATATACTCATCAAACATCTGCTTCCTCGAAGGACCTGTTTCAACCTGAACAACCGGAGCTAGATACTTCATGAAGGTATTGTTATCTACATGTTTAGCAGGAATGGCTGTGCTTTCTGCTTGACCGTAATATTGCAACATCAAATCAGCATTCTTGGAAAAATACTGAACTAGTTGATTATCTGACTTCAGCTCAGACTGCAAAGTTCTCAGCTTATCGTGTTTTTGTGCTAGCTTCATGATGTCTTCCATCGTTGTGCTGGCTTCTAACGCATTAATCTCTTTTTCTAAGAGGAGAATCTGTTCCTTCAGAGACTCCTGATTCGCATGAGACTCTCTTAGGGATGCAACAACCGATTGGTGAACAGAATCTAATGTTCCACCAATCGATTCCTGCTTTTGTTCTCTACTCTTCTTGATACGAAACATACTATCTGTCATTTTCTCTCCTAAATCATTCCTGTTAAAATAGATTCAGTAAAACTAGCAGTCCAGCAGCCACAATAGGAACAAGAGCAGAACTACCTTCTGTAAATCCTTCTGTTGATTTGGTGCAAGCCGAAACATCTGCCTTGGTGCAGACAGCTGGGTCGTAGTCTGGGGATAGATTTGTTGATAAGAAATAGGACTTATTACCACTGGATGTCGGGCAGGTATAGCATTCACACGGTGGTGTAGAATCAGCTGCCAGCGCAGAGAATAAGCTGACAGGATTCAGACCCTCTACATCTTCTAGCATACCTGGAAGAAGACCATTAAAATCAGACGTTACTCCGCTGAGATCCTGTCTCATTGCAAGAGGGACAGTTGCAGCTCCGCTTGAGACATTATTGATATAGTTGTAGCGTGGTTGGACTGAGTTATCGGGAGCCTTGCAAACACCTCCAGTATTTACGAAATATTGATTTCCCAGCGCAGGGCCAGAGACCATATACTTCACATAGTTGATGACAGCTCCAGTATTTCTACCTACCTGTGAAAGAGTTCCATCTGAGCCTACACCCATAGAAGAAGGACCTTGGATATTTTCTGCATAGCTATAGCTGGGACCCATCACACTATCGCTTACATTGGACGGTCCAGATTCTAAGTCGCTCCAAAGACTGTTTTTGTCCATTGTTAATAAGATAGATTCAAAATGGATTAGAAGTATAACTACTAAGAAAATAGCAAATGCAGGCTACCGGAAAATTGAGAAACATTAAAGACCAATTTTATACAAAACCACATGTAGCGAAACTTTGTATAGAACTTGTGAATCAGCATCTTAATGGGTCTGAATACCTGTGGATCGAACCATCTGCGGGTTCAGGTTCCTTTCTAGATTGTGTTGAATTTGAAAAGATCGGGCTAGATATTGATCCAAAGTCAGCAAACATAGAAAAGGCAGATTTTCTAACCTGGATACCTCCTGAAAAAAAGTGTATTCTATTCGGAAATCCTCCCTTTGGACGTCAGGCATCCACTGCAAAAAAGTTTATTAAGAAGGGATGTCAGTTTGCTCAAGCAATTGCATTCATTCTTCCACGGTCCTTTACGAAGCCAAGTATGAATGGAGTATTTGACTTAAACTTTCATTGTAAACATACCACTGAACTTCAAAGGAATGCCTTCATTTTAAACGGCAGCGATTACGATGTTCCGTGTGTGTTCCAGATTTGGATAAAGGAAGATACTGAACGGATAGTAGATTCCAAAATTAAAGAAGAAGGATTCTCCTATGTAAAAGAGAATCCGGATATTGTATTCAGGCGCGTTGGGATGAATGCAGGGAGGTGTTCATTGCCAAGCGATCAAAATCCACAATCTCATCATTTCTGGAAATTAGATGAAAAATATAGGGATAGGACTTCAGACATCATTGATCGAATGAACTCTCATGTCTTCCCTAGTAATACAACGGGACCACGTAGTCTGTCAAAAACAGAAGCAAATCGGGTTATGAATGCAGTTCTTTCTAGTCTGTGAAGAAGCTATCATGATCCTTTGAAGGAATACTCCCCTTAGGATACATTTTTACTAGGTCCTCACCCTTGCTGAATTTTACCTTGATTTCTGGAAAGTTAATGTTGCTCACAATGATATAATTCATGTTTTTAACCTTTTCATCAAATTTGGCCTGATTGAATGTGCGCCCAGTTCCAATCATACTAGATTGCATGAAATCACACCCATACTTCGTGAATGTCTTTTCATCAAATTGAATAGTTTGATCGACACGATCTAGTAGATCATACCCTCTACAGCCGGGAATGTATTTCAAAGGATAATTTTCTGCTAGCCATGGTTCGATGAGATGGGAGAATATACGACCATCTTTAAAATATTCATTAAGTGCTGCTTGTGATAGATTGCCGAACGAGACGTTTGTTATCGTATGAACAAACGTCTTGTTAAAGTCAACCATTTTTTTAGAATTAAATCTTTAATCGGAATTTATCCATTTTAGAACACTGTATGAAACAATGTGTTGACAATGAATGAAATAACTAGTGACACACCACTGATTGCGGCGGCTCCTGTGTATGTTATCATGCCTCCCTCTCCGCGGCTGTTGGGGATGTAAGGGAGAATGAAGTCACGAGGTCTGCTGAGAGTCATAATGAAGGTGCCTATAAAGAAGGATAGATAGCCTAGTATGTTTCTGAAAGAACCGCGAAGAATGGAAAACTGCTGGGAGTAATCCGGAGCCTGCTTGGGCGGTGATGTGTTTAAGGGAGTGCTAAACGGGTCTCCGCCTCCGGTAACCATTGGCTGAAACGCGGGAGACTGGACTGGTTGACCTCCGAGAAGCTCAGATAAATCAGTTGCGCCTTCCATTGTTTATTTAGTGGATGGTATTTCACACGAGGCATCCTCCACGCGATATTTGTAACATTTTCCATCGGCTTTAACCTCTCTATCTTCAAACTCAGATGGATTTAAGGCGAGAACGCGGCTCCAAGGAATTGGCTTATGAAACATTATGACCATGAGACCGAAGCCAATGATGAAGGAAAAGAATCCAAAAACATCGGGGTGTTTTAAAAGCTTATCTATCATTTACCAATACATTGAGAGAAACAGCAGCATCTGAACACTGAACAGGCTCTGCCTTAATACGAACACACCCGGCCTGTGTCTTGAAGATACCTGGATCATTTGGCGTAGGAACTGCCTTGACCTCGTGAATAGGAGGTTTAAAGATGGATACAACGAAAAACCCTGATACGAGTCCGGCTAAAAATCCAGTTAGAGGATCCATTATACTGAATAAACGGTTTAAATATGGCCACCGTCCACGATTTTGGGATATGAAATAAAGTTTGATAGTCCACCATTTAAGACATTTAAGTTGTTTGAGTTAAACAATCCTCCACTTAGAGTATCATTCAATGTTGTAAGAACAGCTCCAGTTAGGATGAAGTCATTTACTATGTCGAATGTTCCACCATCTAGAATTAAGATTCCTTCTGTTTCTTCATTTCCTCCATCAAGTATGGAATATACGGGGAATGGAGGGGGCGGTATAGGGGGTATAATTGTTTGTGAACAACACTTGTTACGAATTTTAGCTTCTTCATAGAAGAGTTCGGCATAATCTAAGGGGGCGCATATAGCTGTTCCTCGATAGGCGATACCAGTCATAAGACGATGGTTGGTATCCTGAACCTTAAATGTTTTTCCTAAGATTTCTGAATGTGATTTGTAGATCCAAGCTGCTGCTGTTCTCATTTCTTTAATTTACGGGACTTTTTAACTGGAGCCAATTCTTCCTTCTTGAGCTCCTCAAAACGTTGCCGCGCTTCCTCTATGGACAACCCCCGATATACTACCTCTAATTTCAGTTTGAGGAATTTGTCTATAGTCGGTTTCGGGGACGTTTCGGACTGCATTTAACCATGGCACCGGTTTAAATTCTATATTTTCCTTCTCCTTCTGAGTTCCGTGGTTGTAGTAAAGAAAAAATATAAACCTGAAAATCCGATTTA